ATTCGAGTTCTTCCGAATGGAACTTTTTCCATTAATCTTTTAATATTAAAGACTAATTTATGGAAAGATGTATAAGTTTTCTTTTGAGCTGAGGTTTGATCTTTGCCTTTAACTAATAGTTTCCCATCAGCGTCAATTACGCCTTCATTAAATGCAGGTGTTTTTTTCCAAGGCGTCACAAGTAATTTAATAAATCTAAATGTTATGATTAAATCTACAGCACCTTCGTTTAAATATTTACTCATTTATAATTTCCTTAATACATCTATAATAGTTGAATCTAATGGGACTTCAACATAACTATCTTCTGGCAAATAATTTAAATATACCAAGAAGGTTTTAATAATACTTCGTAAAGTTATATGTGTTTTAGACATTAAGATTTCTGCACAAACATCTGGTCCTAACACATTAGCTAATATAATAATATGATTTAATATCAGTCGTTCTTTCAAGTCATCATCACGATAATATCTATTGATTAGCCGGTTGATATATTTAAATCTTGATATATCTTCCTTAAAATCTGCATCTGTCGACCACTTATCTTTTTGATAATGTTTGGCCGCGTATAACTCAAAGTTATCTTTAGTCAATTCCATAATATTATTTATGGTTATTTTTTAACGAACTCTTTTAATTGTCTCAATAAACTTTTTTTACTTTTCCGTTTGTCTAATTCTATTCCAACGGTTCTACCATACTCTTCTAAATCATCCTTTGAGGACCTATTTGAATATGATTTAGCTTCATCAACTTTAACACCATTCCAATCATTAACTTCTTTCTGGGTTAAATTCACTGCCATTATTAATTCACCACCTGGTGAAATATAACCACCTAATGATGCACTAGTTCCAATTGGGAACATCTTTTTTGTTTCTCCACTCATAATATCTCCTAATTATTTAAACATACATCTGATAACCAGAAATTTTTAAATCTTTCTGATTCTTTCAGTCTCACCTCAACGTGATTACTCCCTAGTTTATTAATTGTACCTTCAACACCATCAAGTGTTACTACGTCATCATTCACATTAAATAAATTACCAGCCACAAATTTTTCTCTTAAATGAGAGGCTCGTTTCAATTTCACATCTTGTCTAAAAGATTTCTCTTCTCTTAAACCCATACCACTACGGACTGCTTTCATTAGTCCCTCGGCATCTTTAAATTTCTTTGGTACACCTTTAGTAAATGCAATTAAGTCATTGTCTTCAGCAGCTGCTCTCATTTTAGTAGCTGACATACCTTCTGCACCTTCAGCATCTGGGTCTCTTATACCAGCACTTTGAACGTCTAATACATCAAATTCATAAAACCCGTGTCTACCTTTAATGCCATTCCAATCATCTAAAAGCTTAACAAATTCTTGGTGCCTATCATCACCAACAAATATTTCAAATTCTGTATATCCATCTTTATAACAAGTAACTGCTACATCCCAAATATCTTTAACTTTTTTATCCATAAGAACATGTCTAGCGTGTTTAGGAAACATCTTACGCATGTATTTAATTTTAGTCTTCCAATCTAATGGGTTCTTTTTAGCGTTTTGAGTTTGGGTTGCATACACACGATGATCGCCTGTACCTTTTTTCATACTAATATCTAAGAGTCTTTCATGACCAATAGTGGGAGGATTAAAACGACCAAAATTAACAGTGACCGTTTTAGCGGCGGCCTCTTTAATTAAGTGTTCTTTAAATGTATATAATTTTGACATTTACCAATTAGCGTTTTTGTATTTGGTTTTTCCGTCTATTCTTACGATACCAGCATCTTCAGCCGAACGAGAAGAATACAGACCGCCAATTACTAAATCATCATAGAATTTTTCCATTGATGCCACAAATCTTTTATCAACTCCAGATTTCTTTAATGTTTCATATGCTTTACGGAATTCTCCAAGGCCTTTAATAGACATCTTTTCATTCCATTTTTCTTTTAATTCTATTGCTTCTTGCATTTCTTGTAATGCTGCTTGTACATTTATTGCCATTATCTTATCCCCGCTATTTTTTTGAGTGCATTTTTCATTATTTTATCATCATCAAAGTCAAGGTATACTGCAACATGGTCTTTACGTTTCATCATACGAAACTTAACACCTTTACCTTCGGGGCCACGCTTCATTAGACCCTTAACAGCTTTTTGAATTTCTTTTGCGCTGGCAGCATCTGTTTTAACAATTGCACGTGGTTTATCAAGTTTATGTGCATCACCACCATAACTACCACCAATTTCTGTAGGTAATTTAATATTAAATTTGCCAACTTTAGTTTCACCTGGCGCAGCAGCTTTACTTTTATCGCGTGGAATAGGTGAAAGTTTAGCTTTATAAATAGCTTTCTTTAAGTCACCCATTGTTTCATTACCATCACCTTTAACAGATATTACAACATCATTACCTATAATTAAATCAACATCATCCCAATATAAACTTCTACCACCTAAGATTTTTTTTACTTTACGATCTTTTTTAAGATATCTATTTGTTTGAAGTTCACCCATTTGATTTATCTTAGTCTTATCGTTAAAGGCCTCGTTTATTAGTGTTTTTAATGATTTCATATCTTCACCCTTTTTCCTTTTTTAATTTCTGATTGAGCTTCTTTTTTGTCCATGCCATAATCATTGACTAACCATTTTAGAAGATTTTTGTCAGTTCCAGAAATGGTAATGCTGCCACTATCTTCTGAATCTACATATACACCAGCATCGGCCCAATCATCTACATGCATAAAGTCTCGACCCATATCCCAATTGACTTCAATTTGGTGGCCAGCAGCTTCTCTTAATTCTTTTATTTTTATCATCCGTATTTCCTTTTTAATTCTTTTCCAAATGCTGGTGTCCAATCTGGATGCTTCGGCAATGCTTTTCTTTTTAAAACTAATTTGATTAAATCATCAACAGTAGTATTTGCTTTAGTACGTGCAACTGTCGTAGAGTTAAATACTAATGCATCGTCATCAAAATAAATATCTTCACTATCTTCATAACCAAATTTAGCTGCGTGCAATCCAAATCTACGATCTTTTAGCATGTAATCTATTACCTCTCCTTTATCGCTATCCCAGACTGTATCTCTGCCACTAACCCTTTCGTTTATTGAGGTAAATTCTTTTACCAGTTTGTCTATTAATTTCATCGTGATTCGGACTCCCACCCTTTGATTATGTCTTTGCTAAAGTTGTTATAACTGAATTCCATTCGGTCTACAATTTTAACTGCACCGTTTGTTAAATGGTCAATAGCAACATATCCTTCGGCGCCTGTTACCCTAAACCCGTCTTTAGTCTTTATAAATGTATTTATACTATCCATGCTATCCAAGTGTGTTAATAGCTTTTTCTTGGCCATTACTAACTCATTTTGCATATCAAGCATACTTATAAGGCCATCTTTATTGTCATCTGAGAAGAATTCTAATGCTGCAAGCTTCGCTTCTTCCTTTCTATCCTTACCAGCATCGCTTTTAAGTCTCTCTTTTTCTGTATTATAGCGGTTAGTAATCCAGTCAATAAGTTCTCGTACATAGGCTGATGAGTCTGTGACTTCATCTTGTGCTCTAACCTTCGTATTTCTAAAGGTATTGAAAAATAAATTAATATCCGTATTTGTAGCCACGTCATTAAGCGTCGTAGAGGCGATCTTCTGAAAGAGCTTTCCTGCGTTTGATATGTGTTTCGTAATTTCATCTGTTTCCTTTTTTGTTAATGTGGCTAAACCAGATATGTCTGGTAGGTTAGCAGACTTCTGCCATACCGTTCTGACATTTTTGAATGCACCAATGGTTACACCAAAGGATGCACTCATATTTTCAAAGGTTGCGCCTGAGTAATAAGTATGCCACACTACTCCAATCTTCGCTCTCATAATCTCTTGCGCTGCTGATAATGGTACTGCATATACTATAGTATTAGGGTGGAAAGTTACATACTTCACACCATCAATTGTTTGTTTTTTGAGGTCTTTTTTAGTGAACATAATGTCACCTTGGTAGACTCCTTTTTTTATACCAAGTTTACTTAATTCTTGAAATGCTACTGTAAGCTTTGCTGCTAAATCACCTCTTGTATCGGCTTTAACTTCTTTAACGCTCTTATATACTTTTGGGTTCTTATTAAATATACCTTTTTTAGCTACAAAGAATTTACCATCAGATGGGTCAATACCAGCAAATACGGCAGGTGCTCCATCCCATTTGACTGTAACTTGTTTGGTGTCATTCGTATGACCAGCTAACATATCTCTTAAATCTCTTAAAGCAAAAATAGCTCCGCGTGC